GTACTTTTCTAGTACCAAAACAAGTGGAAACTTGTCATAGTACGGTAAAGTATCTTTATGTTTCGGATCATAATAAAAGCAATACAGACCACCATTCGTAAAGTGATTTACTTGACGTTGTTTTTCTGCCTTCACTCCACGTGCAATTTGGCTTGGATTGCGAATTTCCGCAATCTTTTGTAAGAACCATTTGTATGATTCAGCCGATCTTGCCTGTATCTGTGAACCAGAGAACTGACTTGCTAATTGTGTTAATTTTGATGCCATCAACTATTTATCACAAGCCTAGGTGCTCTTCTGTGATGATTTGAAAGTCCCAGCCACGATCTAAACAGTATTCTTGTGCTGACTTCCATTTGGATTGATTGACGCCCCATGTCATAACTTCTTGAATGAATCTACGAGTTTTTCTTGTTGGTTGAGCTGGCGGTACTGTCTGATACTTGGGTTTAACTTCAATCATCACCGTCTTCATGCCCTTATTTGTTCTCATCTTTACGAGAAAGTCTGGAAAGTATCGGTGCCATTTACCATCAACTGGAGACTTATACGGCACAATTAATTCTTCAGATGCCCATGAAATTATGTCAGGATTACGGTCGAACCAATCCATACACCGAGCTTCCCAGCTTGAGCGATAGATGATGTTTGTAGGGTCTCCAACGTATTTCGTTGGATTTTTAGGGGTAAATCTTCCAGAATATGCCATAAATACTATGTATGTCACTTTTTCAAATTCCAAATGGCAGCAGTTAACATTTCTCCGTTAAATATTAACGGTATATCTCCTCAAAACCTATTAACAGACTTATTTTCACCGCTTCAAGGTCAAGATAAGAACTATATTTACCCATTGGATTTGGCCGCAAATCCAACTTTTTCGCACGCCGTTCAATTTACTATATTTGACTATACGACAAATTTAGCAGAAAGTGTTGGTACAGCTGGTTCTACAGCACAAACTCTGCTTCAACAAGGCGCAGCGGCTATTCAAAAATTAGCTACTCCTGGTGGCGCATCTGCAGCTGTTGATAACGTATTCTCTGCGGCCAAAAACATAACACCTTCACAGTTAGCAGGTTTGACTGGAAAAGTAATTCAAGATGTTGCACAGTTAGATACGGCTTCAAACTATCAAATACAAAAAGGTGCATCTCAAGCGACAGTATCTTTGTATATGCCAGATAGTTTACAAACAAGTTTCGATTCAAACTATACTGCTGTCAGTATGACAGAAACATTTGGTTTGGCTGGTTATTTGTCTAGTGCATATGCGGACAAAAATTTTATGAACAAATTAGCTTCAGGTGATATCGCTAACTTGTTTAATACTCCTGAAGCAAGATTCGCAGCTGCAAAAGCTTTGGGTATTGCATCTGGTAAAGTTGGTGGCAATGCAGATGCTGCACAAGCAATAGCACAACAAGCGTTGAAAGTAGTTCCAAACCCACAAATGCAATTGATTTATCAGGGTATCGGTCTAAGAGAATTTCAATTAGACTTTATCTTCACACCAATTTCAACGCAAGAAGCTCAAGCAGTACAGAACATCATCGACACTTTCAGTTATTATTCTTTACCCGATTATGATCCGAATACAAAACAATATTTGGTGCCTCCACAAATTTTTAACATCAAGTTTGCGTTTACTGGTAATCCAGGTATCTTGAGTTCAATCTCAAACGTGTTTACTAATACACTTTCCACATACCTTGGTTCTACCGCAGCTTCTGCGTTAGTGAACGGATCAGGTACAAACGCAATCAATGATGCCGTTGGTGCAAACGGAAATGCAAAAATATACAAGGTTGGTGACTGTGTGTTGAAGAATGTTGCAATTGATTATGCACCGAACGGTTGGGCAACTTACAACGATGGATTCCCAATTCAAACTAGAATGACCCTTCAGTTCCAAGAAATGGATATTGTCACAAAATCAAGATATTCTGAATGGACAGGATTCAAATCATGAGATATTTTAGTACATTACCACAAGTAACTATAGCTGATCCAAAAGGCAATCTAACTGTTGCAACAAATTTGATCGCAAGAAATTACCTACTTTCTTCTTTGCAAAATAACATTAACTTGATGTACAAGTACGATGTAAAAGATGGTGATACACCAGAAAATATTGCACACCGTTATTATGATAGTGTTGACAGATTTTGGATTGTGTTGTTTGCAAACAATATTTTTGATCCACAATGGCAATGGCCATTGACAAATAAACAGTTTCAAGATTATGTTTTGAACAAATATTCTGCTGCGGCTAACTCAACAACACCTTCTGTTGTCTTGGCTTACATGCAAAGCACACCACATCACTGGGAACAAGATACAATCACGTTCAATTCGCAAGACCAACAAAAACAGACAATTACAAATCAAATTACACAGAATACATATTTGAATTCTACAAATCAAAATGTAACTTTGCAACTTCCAAGTGGCGTTTCTGTAACCAAACAAACAAATTACAGACAAGTTAGCATTTACGATTATGAAGTTGCTCAGAATGAATCTAACCGAAGAATCAATATTATTAATAGTTTGTATATTAACCAAATTGAATCACAATTTCAGGATTTGATGCTAAAAAATGTCAAACATTAAGTTTTCAACCGACTATAACTTAGTAGATGTAGTTCTATACAGTGCAACAGGTAAAATATCCTTAAAACCACAACTGGTTGAATTGAACCTGTTTGAAGATTTGTTTGCCGGAACATTAACTGGCCAGTTGGTTATGTCTGATGGTGTTGGTATTATCAACGGTGCTTCTTTAAATGGTACAGAATATATAAAAATTACCTTAGACAAGCCTTCAACAGAAGGTGTTGAATTCTCAAGAACATTTAGAATATTTTCTATAACAAACCGTTCTTTCAGTAAGAACAATACGTTTGAAAATTACACAATCAACTTTTGTTCTGATGAGTTTCTTTTATCTGAACAATATAGAATCTGTAAGTCATACAAACAACAAAAAATTTCAGATATCGTAACAGATATATTGACAAATTTCTTGGGTGTTGGTAACTCAGATACCAAAGTGATTAGTGTAGAAGATACGACCTTTACTTACGATTTTATATTACCAAACAAAAAAATATTTGAGACTATCAATTGGCTTTCAACTTATGCAACGCCAAGCCAAAGTGGTTATAGTGGTACCGGAAATAATATGAACGGTGCTGATATGATTTTCTTTGAGAACAATGATGGCATATTCTTTGCATCATTAGGCACACTTTTCAAACAAACTCCTGTATTCAAATACACTTTTGCACCAAAAAACGTAGTTCCTGGTGATATCAACCAAGAATACTATAATATACTTAACTTTGAAGTATTGGAAAGCTTTGACACATTGAAAGCTTTGATGAACGGTACTTTTGCAAACCGTCTAATAACTATTGATCCTGTGTTAAGAAAGAAATATGTTACAGATTTTAGTTATGATGTGTTGGCTCAACAATACGATACGATGAATCCAGCACCTGTTACTAACAACTATAAGAACAGGTTTGGTCAAGCAATGTACGAATCGCCTGAATTAAATTTAAACGGAACAGAAGCTGGTGTATTGAGAATGGCACCATCAAATTACAATCAAATTAATCAGTCAAGTTATTTGAAACAGTTACCCGATACAGTTGCACCTGATATCAACGCAGAGAATTACATACCCAATCGTGTTGGTCAGTTGGCTTTATCACAATACCAGAGAGTTAGAATAACAGTTCCTGGTAATCCAGAAATATTTGTTGGTATGACGATTGATCTTGATGTTGCCGGTGTCGGTATCACAACAAAAGATAAACAAAGAACGTCAGATAATCAGTTGTCTGGTACATATCTTGTGAGTGCAGTCCGTCATGTGTTGAACAACACCACATATATATCAGTAGTAGAATTATGTAAGGGTAGTAACGCACAACCTCTTGCGGGTGTTAATGATTATGATCCAACATGGGTCGAGCTTGTTACAGGCAGTCAAACAGTAAGTAGTTAATATGGAAATCAATAATTTTTTCGGCAACAAAAACATGGTTTTTTGGGTTGGCACGATTGTCAACCGAGCTGATCCTTTGGCTATTGGTAGATGCCAAGTGAGAATCTTTGGTTATCATACAGACAATAAAATGCTTTTGCCTGATGAAGATTTGCCTTGGGCACTTGCGATGTATCCAGTTAATGCATCAAATACTTTTTCTAAACCTAGAATTGGTGAATGGGTAATGGGCTTCTTTATGGACGGTGAATCAGCACAGATGCCTATTATGATGGGTATTATCTCTGGTCTAGCAGAAGATCAAACTTTGCAAGGATAAGATATGACAGATACCGTAGAAGTTGTATTTCCAACACCACCACAATTAGAAATAATAAAACAAGCTATATTAAGCGCAATTACTTCTAATACAACAACACCTCCAGTTGTATCTTCTAAACCAGTAGAACCGGTTCATACGGAAGACAAACCACAACCAAAAGGTCCGTCAAGTGTTCCTGTTTTGGCTAGAGGTCTTGCGGCAAACTCAGATACTGCAATACATGCATCAAATAAAACCATAAGACATGCGTGTGATAGTAGTACATATGTTGGCATGGCAGTATTTCAAGCAGGTGCATTTGCAGGTCAAGTGGTTAACGCCATACGCACAGCAGTAAGAGCAATACTTAAAGCTCTTGGTTTATCTCCAAGTTCTACAGGTCTTGCAAACTATTTGGAAAAAATAGCACATGAAGTTGCAGACATTGCAAAACTTATTTCAAAAATTGCAAAAACCATACAACAAGTTATTGCATACATAAATGCATTGAAGTCTCTTTTGGCTTTGATTTTGAATTTACCCGCAGAACTTCTTGCATATTTTAAAGACTGTATCAATACAATAAAAAAACAACTCGTATCTGGTTATAAGAGTGCATTTGTATCTGACGGCACAACACCTTCTGATGCAGAAGTTGATAATCTTGGTAAAGCAATTTCTGATGTACAAACAAGTTTAACACAATTTAACACAGCTGTTAAATCTGCGGCAACAGCAAGTGCGGGATTAGCTTTTTCTTTAATAACACCAACACAAATAAATTCAGGTAATACACAAGCTCAAGCCGCAGCAACTCAAGCGGTCTTTGCCGCTGCAGGTTATTCTACATCATCAAACAGTTTTTCGAAACCTTAACATGGCACAAATACAAGAACCACCATCAGCCTATGCGGCACAGTATCCACATAATAATGTAACGCAAACAGAATCAGGCCACTTCCAAGAGTTTGACGATACTCCTGGTGCTGAACGTATACGTACACAACACCGTGCGGGAACTTTTGTTGAATGGCAACCTGATGGTACCGAAGTACATCGTATTGAGGGAAGTGGTTATAGAATTGTAGCCAAAGACGATAACGTTATCATTGAGGGTAAATGCAATATCAATATTGTTGGTAATGCAGAAGTAACCATTCAAGGTGATGCAATAACAAACATTCAAGGCAATCAAAGAACGGTAATTGAAAAAGACTGTGATGTAGTTGTTAAGGGAGACTACACACTTACAACATCTGGTGATATGTACTTTCAACCAGCAAGTGCATCATCTGCTATGTTTGTTCAGGCTGGTGACAGACTTGTTTTGAACACCGATTTAACTGTACACGGTAAATTTCTTGCCGATGATATTTCTTCTACTGGTGCAGTAACAGCAGGCACAGGTATTCACGCAGGTGTTCCTGGTTCTGTAAACCCTGTTGCAGGTATCTCAACACTAGGTGGTGTTAACGTTGGTATTCCTGGTCCAACAATTCCTGGAACAGTTACTGCCACAGTCTTAGTAACTGCACCGGCAATCATTGGTTCTACTGTTGTATTTGGTGGTGTTCTAATGGATCCGGAAGGTGGTGCACCATTGATTCGTTCTATTTACGATGCACACATTCACCCAACACCAAAAGGTCCAAGTGGTCCTCCAACAATTTTGATGCCCTAAGGAATAGATTATGTCACTAACAAGTAGATTAGGTTTAAACTTTGACACCACACGATTTGGTAACGCAAAGAACCTATCTTCAACTGCCGCAAATACACTCAACCTAATATCAAACAGTTCAGGTGGTGCAATACCTGGTTGGCAACAAAATGACTTGGCTCAAGGAAGTCCAGTCAGAAGCAATTACTTTCAAAATCCAACAACAAACTATTTGAATCAAATCTCAACCGCAGCCAACACACTAATGATGGTTGCAAATACGATTGGTGATTCAAATACATCAAGTGCAGTTGCAAACTTACTTATTGAAATTGCAAGCTTTCAATCACACACAGATAATATCTCTGGTGTTGCAACCGTAACAGACCAAACATATCCATCA